CAACTTCCTGCCGGTACGCGGCCATGATGGCCTCGAGTCGGGGCTGGGCGGGGGTGGGCATACCCCATCCTCCCCGTCGATCGTGACACCTCTGCTGTCGGAAAACGAAAGCGCCCCGCCCGAAGGCGGGGCCGGAGGTGAGGGTATGACGAACCAGGTGACGATGTGCGCGACCTGCGGCGGGGTCCTGATGCGCCAATGGTGGCGCCTCGAGCACGCCGCCTATGACTGCCAGCGGTGCCATCACCTGACCGATGCCGAGGGCCACGACAAGGGCGTCGCGCCCCGCAGCCGGTTCCCCGGCGCCGGCGTGGTCCTGGCCGTGGTAGTCCTCATCATCCTGTTCGGGTACCTCGCGTGGATGGCGACAGGAGACTTCTTCTAGTTCCGGTTCCCCATGCGGAACACCATCGCGATGCCGTTGCTCAGGTAGTTCCGGTTCGAGCCGTGGCTGTGCTGCACCATGAACTCGACGTAATCCCCGGCGTCCAGCTCGATCATGGCGACGGCCATGAACTGCCGGTCGGTGGCCGTCACTCCGCCCGGCGAGACGGTCAGCGTGTTGTTGCCCGGCGTGCCGGAACCATTGACGTCCCAACCGCCGATGACGCGGGTGCCGGTTGACTCGATCTGGACATTGCCGATCAGGAGATAGGTGCCCTCCCATCCGGTCGGGATGGTGAACCGGCTCGGGTTGGACGAGGGATCGTGGAAGCCGAACGGGTCGGTGACCTCCACCCCGTTGAAGTCGATCGCCGTCCACGTCCCGGTCGTGATGGCTTGGGTGCTGTTGCGGGCCGCGATAACGCCCTGGAACGTCTGACGTACCTGGGTGACGGCGACGGGGGCCATATCGATAAGGCCACCCGCCTCGAGGTCGATGTCGCCACCCGCGTCGAGGCCGATGTCGCCACCCGCGTCAACGAGAACGTCGTCACCCGCGTTGAGGAGCACGTCATCAGTAGCGTCCACGGTGAAGTCATTCCCGACGATTGACCATACCGTGTCAGCGGCCTGGAGGACGATATTGCCCGGCGATCCGTCGAGCGCAATGGACGGCGACGTGCCCGATGATCCGCCCTGGTTGGCCCCGATGACGAGCGCGCCGTTGATCGACGAAAGGGTCGACGGCCCATAGGTGGCCGGGTCGGTCCCCTCGGCCACCCGGAGTTCCAGTGTCCCGGAGGACAGGTGCAGTTCGTGCAGTTCGACCTCTCCGCTACTGCCGTTGGCCTCGGTGGCCCGAACGAAGCCGGCGCGGACCCGCAGGAAGTAGGCGTCGGCGGGCGTAAGGTCGGGTACACCCGGCGACGCCGAGATGTCGAACACAGTGTTGGCACCCTTCGAGGTCGTCGTTGCAAAGTTGCTCGCCGAGGGGCCGGTGGTCGTCACCCCGTCGTTCTTGAGGTATTGGGCCTCGATCGTGGCCCTCATGTTGTTGACGGCGCCGGTCGTCTTGAACGTGGCCCCGATCGAGTAGGTATAGGCGAACGCCTGACTTCCGTTGATCGGGATGATCTGTTCGACATACGCCTCATCGCCAGCCGCTCCGGCCTCCATTTGGAACAGGATCTTCCGACCGCTGGCGTTCGTGTCGTCGAGCACCGACAGCGCACGAGTGCTCGTCCCGCTGGCCTCGACGAACGACCAGTACGGCAACGGGTTGTTCGTGTTGTCGATCGGCGCATCCGGTCCTGGCGGCGGCGCGTAGAAGTCGCCGTTATAGACCCCGGACATGATATAGCGTCGGACCGCCGGACCCAGGCCGCCGCTGTTGGCGGCCGCCGCGTTGGACACGATGGCGTTGCCGAGCTGGTCGAGCATGTAGATCCCGGCCGTGGACCCGGCGATGAGCGGCGACACGCCGTCGATGCCGGTGCCGGCGCGGGCCCCGCCGAACTCGACCTGGTAGCGGCGCTTCAGGTCCGAGCCGGGCTTGATGATGCTGGTCGTGACGCGGGCGATCCGGTACGGCGCCGCCGTCAGGCCGTGGGCCGCGCTGGTGACCTCGATGTTCTGGCCCGCCCGCCAGCCGTCGTCGGGGCTGGTGGCTGAAAAGCTCCCGCGTGGCACGGCGGCCTTCGACCGCTCGAGGTAGGTCCGCGCCAGCGCCTCGGCCATGACCGCCGTCGTGCAGTCGGGAGCCTGGACGGTGGTGGTGCGGACCAGCCCGTTGGCGGCCGCGATCGCCGCATCGTCCTGGAAGTAGCCCGACGCCTCGGGGCTGGCACCCGAGATGAACACCCGGTTGGCGTAGGTGTTGGAGTCGTGCTCGAGGTCGAGGTCATGGGGCGCGATCTCGCCGCCTCCCGGCGAGTCGGCGTCGATGTTGAACGGGGCATCGTTGGTTTCCGAGGTGAACACGTGGAGCTTGCCGAGCATGTCGACGTAGTAGGCCGCGGTCGCGTCGGCCTGGGCGAGCGTCATCTCGATCGCGTTTCGCAGCGAGACGAGCGCGAACCGCTGGGCGGGCAGGGTGGAACCCACGGCCTGGACGAACGAAAAATCGCCGGACAGGAAGTGTCCGGCGTACTTGCCCCACAGGTAGCCGAGCCGCGCCTGGGCGGACTCGGGGGGCCGGTATTCGACGTCGATGACCGCATCGTCCAGGAGGGACGTGATGTCGTCGGCGATGATGTCGAGGTAGGCGTAGGTCGGGATCTGCGACGGGCGACGGGCCCGGACGAAGCCGCGGAACACCTCCCCTCCGTCGGTGTGGTCCTCGACCCGGACGAGCGCCTGGTCGGTGATCTCCGGCACGGACGAGGGCGTGAGCTCGACCCGCAGGTCGGCGGTGCCCTTGGCGTTGGTCCCCGAGTCGGTGACTCGGAGCGCGTCGTACTTCACGTCGGCGGTGACGTCGCGGTTGCCGACGAACACCGAGATGGTGCGGGTCTGCGGCGTGGTCAGGGCCGCCGCGATGATCGGCCCCATCGCCTAGATCCAGCTCGTCTCGTCGAACCAGACGGTGATGAGGGCGGTGGCCGCAGCGCGGGCGGTGATGTTCTTGAGCGCGATCCCGTTGGATGTGCCCGATGCGACGTGGATCGGCTTCAGCCGGTTGCCGTCGAAGTCGAGGACCAGCAGGCGCTCGTTCATGGCCGGGGTGGCGCTCACGGTCTGGGTGCAGACCACCGAGCCCGTCCACAACAGGGCGCCCTCGGTGCCCTTCGCCGAGGGCAGGGTCATGGCCGTCGCGCCGGCCGCCGAGTCGGCGGGGTCCACGAGCTGCGGGGTGATGCTCGTCCCACCTGTCCCCGCCGTCGTCAGGCGGTACAGGGCGAACTGGTTGATGCCGGCCGTGGTGGCCAGCGCCATCTGGCTGACCTCGATGCGCCGGATGCGGAGCCGGTTCGAGGACCCGGCCATGATCTGGACGAGATGGTCGTTGGCGGTGGCCAGCGACACGGCGGTCAGGGTCGAGACGGTGTACTGCGCCAGCGGGTGCTCACCGATGACGATGGACTGTTCCTCGACCGTGTTGGCGCCCTTGGTGCGCTGCCAGGTGTCGAGCTTTTTGCCGCTGCCTTCGGTGACTTGGACGATCCCGCTTGGCATGAGTCCTCCTAGTGGCGGGGCAGGGTTGCCCGCGTGCCCTGTCGGTAGTAGTGCTGGCGGTCGACGACTTCGGCGATCTCCCGGCCGTCGAGGTAGATGTGGGTGTGGATCGCTCCGGCGCCGGCCATGGCCATCCCGGCGCGGCCACCGCTCGGCAGCGCGCCGTCCAGGTCGGGCATCCCCTTGACCGCCTTGCCGAGGCTGCCCGACAGGCCGGTGCCCCACGCCTCGCCGACCTTGGTGCCGATCTCCTTGGCGTGGACGTACCACGGGGATTTGGCGAGGGCCATGGCCGCCTTGGCCGCGTTGGCCGCCTTCTGGGCCGCCGACACGCCCTTGGCCATGCCGGACGCGATGCCGTTGGCCCAGTAGGTGCCGACCGTGTTGCCGATCGTCCAGGTGCCGGGGATGTTGAGTCCGGCGGTCACGCCCTTGGCGGCGGTGCCGGCGGCCTTGGGTGCGCCGGCCAAGCCGCTGGCCAGACCCCCGGTGTAGGCCAGACCCTGCTGGAGCGCGATCTGCGGCAGCTGGCGCAGCAGCTCGTTCTCGCGTTCCTTGAGGGCAGCGATGGCGGCGCTGGCGATCGCCACCCGCTCGGCGTCGCCGTCGCGGATGGCCTGGTTGCGGCGGGCCAGCCAGTTCTTGAGCTCGGCCTGGATGGCCGCCAGCTCGGCGGCCGGCAGCATGTCGTTCTGGAACGCCTCGTTGTAGTCCTCGAGGGCGTTCTGCCAGTCGGTCTGGCCGGCGACGAGGGTTCGGACCAGCTGGTCCATGTCGTCGGCGATGTCGCCGGTCATCTCGTCGACGGCAACGGCCAGGTCGCCGGCGTCCTCGGCCGCCTCCTCGGTCGTTTCCCGCATCGCCTGGCCCATGGCGATCCAGTTGTTCGATGTCGTGCGGCCCGACGCCTCGGACACCGCGGCCAGGTGCTCCAGCTCCTCGCGCATCCCCTGCGCGGCGTGGGCGCCCGGCACGAAGGCGGTGCGGAAGATCTCACCCAGCGGGCCGAGGATCGGCTCCAGCGCCTTGGCGCCGTCCACGATGCCCCGGATGGCTGGGACGAGATCGTCGCGGGCCACCTCGGCCAGGTCGACCATGACCGGCAGCAGCTCGGCGCCGATGTCCTCTTGGAGGTTCTCGAACTCGATGGCCAGGGTGGCTGCCGCCCCGGCGGCGGTGTCCGCGAACGCCTCGGCCTGCCCCGCGGCCCGGCGCTGGATCTCAGCCAGCGCCTCGGTGGCGCTCGTGCCACGGGCCAGCTGGATGCCGTACCGGGTCAGGATGCCGACGTTGCCGGCGTAGACCTTGCCGATGATGTCGCCCGCGCTGGCGAGGTCGATGCCCCGCAGGCGGGCGAAGTCCATGGCGATCCGCTGGAGGTCGAGGGCCTTGTTGTGGTCCTTGGTGACCGCGGTCAGCCGGGCGAGGCTGTCGCGCTGCTCGCCGTCGGAGAAGCCGAGCTTTTCGCGCTCGTCGATGACCCGCTCGATGGCCTCGATGTTGCCGTTCCAGCCGACGACGTTCTCGCGGATGGCGGTCGACAGTCGGCGGATGCCGACTTCCTCCTCGGCCGCGGCCTTGACCGAGTCCATGAGGAAGTCGCCGACCTTCGAGACGGCGGTGCCGAGGAGGTTCCAGGCGGTGACCCCCGCGCCCAGCCCGATACCGGTCAGGATCGAGGACTTCGCGTCCTTGGCGAGGTTGGCGAACATCCCGCGGACCGAGGTGATGCCCTGCTCGGCCTGTTTGGTGTCGGTGCGGATGCCGATGCGGGCTTCGGACGCCATCAGGACTCCTGCTCAACGGCCGCGTCGGCCAGCTCGATGATGTGGAACACCTCGGCCGCGTCGGCCTCGAGCACGTCGGTCGGCAACACGCCGTAGCGGCGGGCTATCGCGTCGAGGATCTGGGCGCGGACGACTTGGATCGGCGGGGGCGCGGCTTGCGGGCCGAGGTGCCTGGCCCGTTGCGCCCCGGCGATAAAGGGTCCGGTGGCTTTCGGATGGCCTCCAGCCAGCGCGACACGATGAGGGTCTGGGTGGCCGGGTCGAGATCGTCGGCGAACGCCTCGGCGGTGGCCGGGATGGGCGCTCCATCCGGGCTCGTGAGGTTCCAGCCGCGAATCTGGCGGCCGAAGCGGAGCAGGGCGTCGCGCTCCTGGCGGACCCGCTCGCCGGGCTCCTCGGGCTGGTCGTCGGTGGTCAGGGTGGCGATCCACCAGAACACCGACTGCGGGACGGTCAGGCTGACGTCCAGCTCCATCCCCTCGTAGGGGCCGTCCTCGAAGAACAGGGTCACGATCCGCTCCGGGACGCGGAACGGCTTACGCCGGGGCATGGTCCACCCTCCATCCCTCCCGTGAGTCAGCCGGGGCAGCGGCGGGAGGGCACACCGCGCCCCGGCTGTTCAGGTCTACGACCAGGTGGGAACGGCGCCGTTCTGCAGCTGGAGCGTGGCGGTGGCGGTCAGGTTGCCGTCCGCGCCGCGGTTCAGCGTGTAGTCGGTGCAGATCATCTCCATCGCCAGCGTCGCCGAGGGCGTGCTGTTGATGACGATGGTCACCGTCCGGGTCGCCGACGTCGACGACATCGTGCGGAACACGGTGTGCGAGCCGGTCGTGGCGGTCGGGTCGTACTGGAGGTTGAGCGTCACCTGGCCATCGGCGAGGAGCAGGATCTTCTCGATCGCGCTCTTGTCGAGACCGGTGATGTCCGCGCTGCCGCGCGGGGTGCTGATGTCGAACGACAGGACCGAGGTGCTGATGTTCTGCGCGTTCCCGGCGCTGTCGTCCACCGACACGGTTGAGGTGATACCGCTTGACTTGGCCAAGGTGGGCCTCCAATGAGAAAGCCCGCCGAGGCGGGCCGAGCTGGCGGGGAGCGCCCCCGCAGGGCGTTAGGACTGCGCGGTCAGGAACTTCGTGACGCCGACGGCGATGACCGCGTTGGAGAAGGTGCCGGTGACGTTGACCCGGAGATGGCGTCGGACGGTGGCGTCGACCGCGGTCGCCAGCCGTTCGGAGGTCCGCGCCGAGGCGGCGGTGAACACGAGGCCGGTGACGTTGGCCCACGAGCTGCCGTCGGCGCTGTCCTGGATGGCGACGGTGGCGGTGCCCGAGGCGATGCTGAACAGGTGCAGGAAGCCCTGCCCGCCGAAGGCGG